GATTTTTGTCTTTGTTTCTCGATTTCCTCATTTCTTTTTTGAAATTCTGACGATAGTTTGTCAATGAAAAATTTTCTCTCGTAGGTGGGCATAGTTTGAAGGTCTGAGTAAGACATATTAACATGTTTACTCAAATAGTAGAACTCATCAAGCATAGTTTTCCTATAATCAGAAGAAAGGACGAAAAAACTCTGCCCCAAAAGTGATACGCACATTCACTTTTTCTCCTGACGGGGCTGTAACAGTTCTATCAAGGTCTAATTTAGGTTCACAATCTGACATTGTGTTTCTAATAAATTTAGAATCCATAATAGGTAGCGTATTTATAAAAGTTGATATTTTTTCTCGGCTTTCATCACCGTCAATTGAAACAACGTGTTTTTCTAATCTTTTTGTAACTATTGGAACTGTGACCCCTACCGGATAACTTTCATCTAATTTACTTAGTTCTGTAGTGTCTCCTACATTTAAAAGTCGACAAACAACGTTAACCCCTGTTTTTGGTAAGTTAAACTCAAACAATCCTTTGTCGTTTGGTTTTATTTTAGGTTGTAGAATATTTAACTCGTCTAATAAAATAGTCGCGTCAAAATCTTTTTTTGTTTTTGGGTCTTTTAATTTAAAGTTATAGTCAGGACCAAACGCGGTGTTTCTTAAAAATATAAGTATTGCTTCTGCATCTCCATCAAGTATTTCATTGACGTTGAAGTCAGGTTCATAAATTTTATTTTTTAATAGTGTCATCACTAAGTTTTTATCCCCACCTGTCGATAATAATATATTTTCATCTTGAGCGGTTAGATAACCTACTTTAAGAGATTTCTTCTTATTTGAATAGAATAACCCTTGTGATGGTAATGGTACCACGTCATGTGGTAAGTCCATATTCATTTGTCCGTATTGTTTTCCTTGGTCCATAATTGTCTATATAATAAAAAAACCATAGAAGTACAATGACTCCTATGGTCTTAAATATATGATTGATTGATTTTTAATCAATACTATTTTATATTAATATACCAAAATACATCTATCAGGACGTAATGTTGCTGTTATTGTAGCAAGAGCATCATCACTGTAACCTAAACTATCGAAATTGACATCCGTTAAGAATGTTCCTTGAAGAATCCATTTTTCGACTGCAACTCCTGTTGGGTCTAACATTTCCAAGTCTAAGTCCTTTTTGTATCCTGCAGCATAACCCATACGACCTGTTACGGACTCTGAGTGTAATCTAACCCATTCCATTAAAGCTTGTGAAGCTGATGGTCCAATTGGGTCACGGAATGTAACGTTTATCGTGTTCCACACGAATCTACCTGCCACATATGTGGATGTATTTAAAAAAGGAATTTCAGTTGACCCGATTTGGATGTTAGGTCTTGATGTAGACTCAACATACCAAGAATTAATACCCAATGAAGATGGAAACGATAGAATAAATCGATTCTTCCTTTTTGGTTCATAGGGAACGGGCATTTTCATTAATAAGTCTGCCATTGTATTTTGGTTTTATATTTCTTTAGTTTATTTATTTATAAATATCCAGTTAGAAAGTTTTTCTATTTACTTTTATTTTTTTTTCAGTAATCTCTACTAGAGCAAATAAAATATTAATAATTTAAACTTCTTTTTTATCTCCTCCTTTAGTTAAATACGTTTTAACTGGTTTATCTTCATATTCTTTATCTAAAAATGCTTTAATCTTTTCTACATTGCCTGGGTCATCATCAGAAAACCCAATCATAGGTATAAAATTATTTTTTATATCATTCTTAAGAAAGGCTTTTTTACCGATTCTTTCACTCATCTCCTTAACATATGAAATAAATTCTCTTAACGCCTTTATTTTACCCTCTTCAGGGTCCGCAGCATTACCCTCACCATATGTTACGGGATAATACTTGTTAAGGTCTAAATAATCGTTAATCATTATTGATGAGTCTTTTTCATCGTCACCCGACATATTACGATATTTCTTTAAATTGTCAATTAACATATCTTTGTCAATACCATTGTGGTTAGTTACTATCATATTATATATAGCATCACGTAATACTGATGGTGTGTGACCTCTTGCAGTTATAATTGAGAAAATTGAACCACCGTTTATTGCTTCAACAAAATCGTTCCATGAAGGACCTGGCTTTGCCATCATTGAGTCAATTATAAATGCTTTATCTCCCTTTACACCGAAGTTTCTGTATGGGTCATCGGCATACCCCACAACCATTTCACCTTTATATTCGAAAGGTTCTTTACCTATGGACCCTCGATAATCTGCAAAATCCTCGGTAGACATACCTATTTCTTTACCTTCATCAGACATAACAATAATCTGAGTTGGCATTGTAGCGATATTGTCGTCCCAATCAAAAGCATAGTATTTTAAATCAGGATTACCCTCAGGGTCAAACCCTTCACGTAATTGTTTTTCGTGATAAAACTCTCTAATAATCCTTTTTATACTCATTACTTCTTATCTTTATTAGTATTAAGTTTTTCAATTAATCTTTCTAACTGATTCTCAGAAATTACAATATTTTGAGGTTTTTCAGAGAAAGACTTAGTTCCGTTAGCTTTAATAGATAACGCTTCGTTAAGTGCTTTTTTCTTAAATTCCATTTCCTTTTTTTTTATTTAAACGTTTAATAGGCTAAGAGGAGGGAATTAACCCTCCTCAATATAATAAATAGTCAGATATTAAATATCTTCGAAAGAAGCTCCTGTAGGTGTAATCAAGAATTCAATATCGATGAATTCAAGTGCTCTTGTTGGTTTCAGATAAATTTTACCTGTTAACGTGTTCGAGTCTAAATCTTCAGGAGTTCCAGAAACTGTCACTCTAAAGTCAATTAAACCTCTATCTCTTCTAATACTGTCTAAGATTGGATTAACTGAATCTAAGAATTCTTGTCTTACTTGTTCGTCATTTTGTTCGAACAATAACCTAACTGCTACTGCGGAAATTAATTTACGTGCTTGTAATAACAATCTTCTAACGTTTATTCTGTCAAGTGCAGATTCTTTAATCTGTGTAGTTTTATTACCCCATATAACAGTACCTACATCTGAGAAGGTCGCGATTGGGTTTAATCTTCCTACATATAAAGTGTCTCTATCTTCTTGTGTTAACTTCTTACGTGCTTTAACCGAATTAACTAAACCTCTTGTGTAACCCGCTGATGCGAACCAAGGGAAAGCTATATTATCTGTTAATGCTAAGTTTCTAACAACTTCACCTGTTGGTGGAAGATAAATTTGTGTATTATTTACCGAATCTCTTGTTAATATCCATGGATAGTAAGTTGCGGTGTAGTTAGAATCAATTCCTGTATCTTCTAAATTATCTACCGCCTCTTCAGGATAAATGAAATTAGTGTCGAAATCACCTAATGTTGGTGTAAACATTTGATAATCAGGTGTAGTACAGATATAGATTGAATCCGCTCTGTCTTGTTCTATCATATCAATTGCTGACTCAACAAGATTAGAATTATTAACATAATCAATACCTGGTGTTGTGAATACATTTATATTAACCGCTTCAGGGTTATTAAATGTATACTGACCCCATAGGTATGCGTAATAATCAGTATTTGCCCAAGTTAATTGGTCAGGACCTGTGATTTGTTTAAACGCTCCCCATCCTGTTGCGGTTGGGTAAGTTATAGAAGGTGCCGCACCTGCTCTAAATCCTGCTGCCCCTAATTGGTATCTGTCACCATTAGTTCTATATTCTCTATAGATATCCCATCCGTCAAAACCTCCTGACGGTACTACAGTGAACTTACGAGAGTTTAGTCTATAATAAGGACTACTTTCATCAGGTTCCGAATCGAAACTTGCGTTACCCACTTCAAATGCAGTTTGACCTGAAGTTACATAATTAGATGAAATTAAAATAACCGTTGCTCCTGAATCCATATGGTAACCTTTAGTAAGGTAAGCCCATGGTTGTGAATCAGTAGCAGTTGCTAAATTGGTAGGATTTTGTTTTCCTTTATAAGATAAGAAGTCTGCGTCAATACCAGCGGTATTAGAAACACCTAAGAATGTTCTTCTTACTTTATCACCCGAACTTCTTGTTTCATTATCAGTTCCCGTAGCAGCTCCGAATGGTGGATTCCATATAACCTCACCTGGTGTGTCGTATTTAGTTTTATACTCTAAGAATGGTGATTTAACTCCTGAATATTGTCTAGTTTGATAACCTTTAAATCCACAAGGTAGTGAACCTATAGGTGCATCTTCATTCATTTCTAACATTATAAATCTTGACCTCAATTCAAAGTCTCCGTTCGATGTACCAATTTTCTTAGCCACAAAACTATTTTGATTCGGGTCCATAGTACAGTTAGTGAATTTTTCTAATACAACTGGATTTGCGTCAGTATCAAAGAAGTCACGAACAACAACATCAAACGTCCCATTGTTAAATGAAATATTCATTATTGATATTTTAACCTCTAAGTTTGCTGAATTACCATCAGATATAGTTAAGAACTTAAACATATCATAAACTTTGTTACCTCTAAGTTCGGAAACTAAATATGGTGTTTCAGGTGTTTGGTACCTATCTAAATACCAACCGATACTTGTATTAGAACCTAAGTCTTGTCTTGCACTTGGTAATGCCGTTAATGAACAATCAAGACCTCTCACCCTACCAAGTCTATAACCTGTGTTTAGTAAGTTATAATATTCTTCTTCTAAGAATAATGGAACTTCAGATTTAGGTTTTGCAAAGTTAGATTTACCAAATACTTTTGATATGTAATTTGAATTTGCAATATTAAATGAAGTTGTAAAATTAAATGTATCATTGTCTGCAGTAACACCACTTATCGCAAATGTCGCGAAAGGATTAGTGGATATCGCAGAATACGCTCCTGTACAATCTATCATTACATCAGTTAAACCTGATACTTCATAAACTGGACCATCATCCGTAGTGTAGGTATCAATACCTCTTGAACGTAAAGTACCCACAACAACATCGTGATAATTTGAGTAAGGTGTACCACTGTAATCAGTTATATAAACTTCAGCAGTACCACTAAAGTTCAGACCTGCTGTGTTAACTAATGTTGTTACACCAAATCCAAAACCTGTACCATCATAAACGCCACCAGTTGCTGTAAATAATGCATAATACCAAGGGTCGTTAACTGAAGAATCTAAGTCGTTATTTTCAAATTGTACATTATCAACTCCAAGTACATTTGTATTACCCGTATAATTAGGTGTTGATGACCCTGTTATACTACCATATGTTGAAGCACTTACCGCTCCCCAAAAATATGATGTCTGACCCGATGAAGCCGAGTTAACAATTTCTTGATATAAATATTGTTCAATATCACCTGAAATAGTAGACTCTCCACCTGTATATGTTTCATAAGGATGATTTATCACACCTGAAATGTTAGCGGGTAATGCACCGTAGTTACTAACAACAACACTTGTAGATGTTCCTGAAATACCTGAGAACTCAAGTATAATTGGACCTTGTGTACCTGTTACGGTTGTCCCTGTACTATCTAAGTTACCGATAGTTTTTATTGACCATGAAGGTCCTGCGTCATACCCCGATAAACCAAGTACTCTAGTAACAAACAATTGATTTGATTGTTGTAGATATGATTTAGCGATATACGCTGCTTCATACTTAGGTATCTGAGTATTCACAAATTTAGTTGGATTTGTACCACCGAAATAGGATTGGAACTCGTCAAAGTTAGTGATGAAAATCGGCTCGAATGCTGGTCCCGAAATTGTTTCACCCACTAAACCAAGAGTAGTTACACCTACACTTTGTGCTACAAAACTTAAATCTCTTTCTGATGTGTAAACACCCGGAGATACGAATACTTTGTTAGATGTCGCCATGTTTAAATTTTTTCTTAAGTTTTATTTATAGATAAATATTAGTAAAAAGATGAAAAAACTATTAAGTAAAGACTATATTTATAAAGAGTAGGAAAAAGTTCTACCTTTTTTCTACCTTTTAAAAAAACACCGATGAGTAAAATAAAAAACATAAAAATTTCACCTGAGTCACACGAACTACTAAAAAGTTACTGTGAAAAACATGGATTTAAAATATATAAGTTCTTAGAAAAACTAATAGAGGAAAATTGTAAAGAAGTGAGGGATATATACGGAGAATAATTAAAGTAGTCTCGCTTTAGCTTTTAAAACTGAAGACTTAGTATTATCATTTTTTATAACATCAATTTTAATTAAGTCATTAGTAGATACCTTTATAGTTGTAACATCATCCCCTATATAATTACCATTTATATAGACGGAATAACTATCAACATTAGTTGACTCTAATATTGTTAAATCAACTTGATATCTATAAGTTTCACTTAATGATGTTATTCCACTTGTAAATAAAATATCTAAATCAAAGTTTTTAGGATTAGACGGATATTTTTCTGCTCTCCTACTTTTATTAAATGTTTCAACTTCAAAAACAGTTGAGGTTCTTGATATTGCTGGTGACACTTCAAACTCTTCCTCATCTAATAAAAATCCCATCATTAAAAATTCATAATTTTGAACATAGTATTTTCTTTTCTCTAATTCTAATACAGATTCATCAGAAGAAGAGTTTAGAATTAAAGGAATATAATGTCCTTTAATTTCAGTATAAGCCTGTCTTGAAGAAAAAGTTTGTAATACCTTTTTATTAAAATCATTTAATTGTCTCATCTTATTACAAAAGATTTTAACATTATAAGTAATATCTACAGGAACAGGTTGAGGTATTTTGTAAATGTCCATACCCTTTCTTTGTCCGTCCCAAGTAGGTACTTTGGCATAATAAAATTGTTTTCTATTTGGTATCGTATACTGTAATGATGGATTGGTTCCAAACTTTACATCAGGGTTTCTTACTGTTGCAACAAAAGGGGGTTTTATATTTTTATCTAAATCTTGAAAATTCCAAGTCTCAGTAAATTGAGCCCAATTCTGTGTTGTAATAATTAAATCGAGAGTGTTAATTTTTTTACCACTAACTGAAATACCTAAATCTTCTTTTACAAAATCTAACATACCTCTATCTAAATCTGCATGTAATATAGATTTAGGTAAATATGTCCCATCTTCTTGAATTTGTTCAAGAAGTTCTTCTCTCCTTTGTAGTAAAATTTTATCAGGAGTTAAGGGTAAATGTTTTTTTACGTTCTTAGGTAGTGCCATTATTTTTTTGTTTCACTAATAAAAAAGACTTTATCTTTTGAGTTAATCATCTCAACTTCATTTGCATTAAATATAGGTTCTTCACTATCTTTTCTTACAAATGAATCATATTTGTAAGGATTGTAAGTTATAATTTTATCGTTTGGTGGTTCAGGTAAATTTTCACAAGGGTAAGTACAATAATCTAAAAGAGTACCAATGACAAATGCGTGAACATTTTTTCTCATTTCATCTCTAACTCTTTCTTTACCTCCTTGTCTTACTCTAAATTCAACATCACTCAACTTAACGTAATCGGCATATATAACAATCTTATTCTTATAAGAAACGGAAAATGTATGTTTGTGTAAGTTGTAATATACCATAACCTTTTTTCCAATATAATTAACTTCTTGATTATCATTACCGCACTTATGGCAAATGTAAGGGTCGTCACCCCCATCAGTTAAGTCCCAAGACCATCCACATCCATCACAAATGACTTTTTCTCCTGAAACTTCTTCACACAAATAAGACATTTGATTTTTAATTAAATTTATTTCTTTTAATAATTTTTTCATATCCCTCTAAATTCACCGTCATTAACAGGGGCGGCTATTATACTCCTATAGAAAGGTTTATAACCACCATATGTATGTTTATTGTCACTTACAACACGACCATCGTTAACTACTGAATAATATCTTACTCTATCTTCAGTTTCGTAGTAACCTATGTAATCTCCATAGTCAATATCTATTTGTAATTCATCTAACGCGTCTTGGTAAACACCAATTTTTAAATTACCTGGCTCCATTTGTGATAAGTTAGAATTTGCGTAATTTTGATTGTCAGGGGTTTCAATAGTTACGTAACCTCTAAATTCTACGGGTGGTAAAAACTGAATACCGTCCTCTTCCGTTTCTCCGTAAACATCATCGGTTTTGGTTTTTTGTCTATCAACACGGTATAGAACTAAAGTAAAGTTCATATCTCCCTCAAGCCATTCGCGACCCATATTTTGTTCTAAACCAAAATCTTCGGACCCAAAAAACTTTTCTAATCTTGTTATAGGTATCTTTCTATTACTCATATATTGATAAATACTTAGTTTATTGTTATATTATAAATATTTCATTATGGAAAGTAAGAAAGATAAGTTATCAAAAATACCCGAAGTAAGGGCCCAACGTATTTTAGAAGATTACGATGGGTTCAATAACTACATTTTGTCTATACAAAAAAAGTTTAAAGAACAAAAACACTTTAAATTAACTCGAGCACAGTCAGACTATATTAATA